CGGGTGTCAACTCGAGGCCCAGCACTTTTTTAGCGAGTGCATGGTATCCCTGCAAATTCTCCCACACCTGATTATCTGTGTAAGGAGAATGGTAGGTATAGGCACCAGAAAACTTAATCACACGTAGTGTGTGAGTGAGTTTCTGAATAGGACCTGACACGAACGTTTGAGTCGTTCCCTTCCACGGCTGAACTCCAGTCGTGTTAGTGAACGGACCAATACTACCCCCAACAGTTTCGAGGGTAGTACTGGACTCAAGCGGAAAGGAGTACTTTCGACGCACATTGCGTCCGGAATCTCGGTTGTATTGGCGCATGATTTGATCTGCGCGATCTACAGCGAGAGCCGATTCCACTATAGCGCTGACCAGTGGTTTCCAACCAAACTGGTAGCCCAAGTAATCATTGGAAGCGCTCTTTGCAGAGCTATTTCCGCCTTTGACAACCTGGTCGGTTTTAGTAGTTCGGTTCCGATAACGGTCCCGATTCTGCTTACGCCGACTAGGATATTGCTGTCGAAGCGGATCTTTCAACGATCCTCGCATGCTACGGCCTGCTTGGACTCCGAGAAGGTGGGGAAGCCCTTCCCTGTAAAGCTCAGCTAGTGAAACGAGAGTACTTGAATCTGGAGCAGTAGGAGCGGTTAGCTGAATGGCCTTCGTCCCATAGTAACCCGACTCGAAAGTCGGTATAGGATAAAAGCCGCTAAAGCTAGACGATCCGTAATCCGGGTAGCGGATGACCATAGGTCCCCGATACCGATAGGGCATGAACCCGAACACCAGATTTGTTTCGTCAACCAATTGGTTATAGACGATCCAATTCTTTTGCGTCGAGAACTCATGTCCATTATCCTGTGCGCCCGAGATACCTGAATTGCGGGCTTCCTCCTTCATGGCCTTAAAACGGTCACGATAGTTGGTAGCCGAATGCAGGTCCTCGTTTACATCAGGATCGGATATGCCAGATTCATTACGACTAGTTCTCCAACTAGTTGTAACCTGTTCGGACTTAACGCTACTCGGCCCATCACTCGCGTAAGCGATGAAGGGTTGCGATTGGTACGCGTCAGTACGGGCTTGGCCCGACTGAAGCGGACGTCGCTGAGTATACGTTTTGCCCATGGAGTATACCTTGATAGTAGGGCACTGCCAAGTTTTCCTGGCAGTGGGGCCAGCTGTAAACAGCTGGAACACGTGTACAACTAGCGA